TTGGCATCATTCTAACACCTCTACCAGCAGCTAAAATAATGGCGTGATTTATCATCAAAATATTAATTTAATCCTAACTTTAATAAATTGTATATCTTTGTATCTTACCATCACTCTACCCATTTGGGTTACCCAGTTTTGTGGGGTAACGGCACTCTCATCTTCGTTGAGATATCCGTGAGTTGATTTGTATAAGTTATTTATGAAATCTGTGGTACTGTACATGTCCATGCCTATGAGATAACAGGTCTTTGGTTGTTCTACTTTACAACCTATGTACATCGCCGTTGCACCAGATGACCAACCAGGGTCTTCAGGACCTCTAGGTTCACCTTCCCATGCACCAGCATAGTAATCATTCATAACTTCTTTTAATTGTTTTATCTTATCATTACCATATAACCAAGTGATATATACATTTTCAAAACCCTCACCTTTCCATCTATCAGTTTTTCTATTCGTATCTATTGCGGCTGTACCATGTATTACAAATGATAGATAGTGTCCTTCTTGGTTATACTTCCATTCTCTTACATTAGGACTTTTCATTTGACTTGTTTGTGCCTCTAACATCATTTCATAATGGTCAACTGGCATACCGTCCCAACTTCTAAAGTAACATGGATTCTTATGTGCATAACCACTTTGATATATTTCGTGTTCTAACATTGGGTCAACTGCAATCAAACCATCTAGTTCATGTTCTCTAAACATGGCATTACAACCATATACTTTACCTTTAGTTTTCAGTAGTTCGACATCTATGTCTTTTCTACTCTCACCATTACCTAATACAAATAAATTCTCACTCATGTTTTACTCATTGATATACCAAGTCTAGGTGTCAAAGGTATAACATTATGTTTAACACCTTTAGGCACAAATATTAAATCACCTGGTTTTAGTATGTAATCTTTTTCTTCTATCACCCACTTCGTTTCACCTTGGCATTGCCAGAAACAAACATTAACATCGTCCGCATGTTCACCAAATGTAGGTGCAAGTGTTGTTAAGTTACAATACAAGTGTGCCACACTATAAGTTAATTTATCTAATACTTTCTTTACTTTAGGTAAATAATTTATATTGTGTGTTACGAAGAACCCAGGTGGGGTAGATGATTTAACCTCTAGTCCTTCTTTCATACTTTTATCATAATCATGTATTGCTTCTTCCCAAGTTACCACATCACTGGCAAAATTATTTGTTACAGTTATCATACCATTTCTTTCAGTTTTAATTTTAGTTTAGTCTCATTATATTGTAGAAAAGGTTTATACTTTAATACTTTCGTCTTCAACTGTGGCCATATAATTGTGTCAGAAATATGTTTATCAAAATCTTTGATGTAATTAAACATGTTTTGTAGGACACATAAGGTCTCTAAGGTTACTCTCTTTGCCATATATGTTTTCACTAATATGGGGTGTTGCCCTCTCGTAATTTTAAATATCTTGTTAAAGTCTCCTTGTGATTTTCTTAATAGTTGTGCCATGTCTGTTTCAAAGTAATATGATATACCATCAATTCGTTTTTGTCTATCTAAATGTGCCTCTTGGTTAAAGTCTTTTATGTAAGGCGACTTACTAGAAATGAAGTTGCTAACAAAAAAGTCCACAATACTATCGCCATATTTTCTGGCTGCCTTGATAAAGAAATACTTATCGTTGCGTTGTATAAATGTTTCATAACTTGCTTTAGTTTGTCCGTTAAATTTAAAATAGTCATAATCGTCCCTCGTAAAATGTAATTTTAGTGCCAAGTATTTCTTGTATGCTTCGTAACCATCTTGCATTATACTGGTAGCGTTGCTGTCTTTGGTAGAAAGTTTAAGTCTTGGGCATTCATCTTTATTTTCTCTTTTAAGTTTCTGTTAATTAAATGTGTAACTTGATCTGGTTCTATTTCTTTTTCTAAACAGTAATCTAATACTGCGTCCATGTGTGATATCTTCTTTTGACTGGCACGCTTTTCAATAAGTAGTGCAAATTGTTTAGGGGTCATTTATAACTTTTCTTTCTCCATGTTTTGTTTCTGTAATTGTGTACAGCGTCTGATAGAAATTTTACATGGCGTTTATATTTCTTTTCAGTGGTGCTATGTCTAGGGTCTTTACCAATGTGCATTTTCCAATCGTCTCGTTTAAATGGAAATACATGTGCAATGGGTGTGCCACCAGGTATAACAAGTTCTCTATAAGGGCCTTTACTATCGTCCCAATCTTTCATGTAGATAGGAAAGTTTAAATTAAATTCAAACAAGTCTGTATCAATGATACCAGATATGATTTCAAAATATACTCTTTCTCTATTCATTGGTGGTATGAATAAACAACTATAACCACCAGGTGTTTTTACTGACCATGGTAATACAAACTTTGCAACTAGATTCCAATAACCATCAGGAAATGGCATGTCTGCATATTGGTGTGGGTCATGACCACTAAAGTCTAACATTGGTAATTTACCATACTTGTTGTCAATCAATTCACTTGCACCTAGTGTACCCCACTCTGTCCATAAACTAAAGTTACCTTCAGCATTTATCTCTTTCTTAATTTTTAAATCAAAAGGTGTTGGTATACAATAACCACTAGTCATCGCCTCAACGAATGGTACACATGCCTTAACAGTTCTTTGATTTATTTGTCTATCATGGAACATTGGTAATTTTCTAAACCAATCTGGCATGTTTTGTTTGATAGGGTATGGTTTATACTTTATCAAATCGTAGTAAGGGCAATAAAAATCTATTCTCATTCCATATTCTCATTTACATAATCTAGTAACATTTCTATATCAAACTTCCAATCTACACCGTAACCTAATATACAAGTGCCAATATCATATTCTTCAAAAGTCATAAAGACAACACCGTTATCTTTTTCTGGGTTATACCATATAGAAATATTTGCAAGTAACTTACCATCTTTTCTACCTTCGTTTCTTACTTCACTATAACCTAACATCTTCATTTTAAAATCTATTGTAGTGGTTGCAAATACTTTTGCTGTCTCGCCACAATACAATGGCACTGGTGTTGGTTCTAAATAATCATATACTGGTCCATTTAAGTGTTCATCGCCCCACAATGGTTTTGTGAATGAGACTAATACACCTAATGCAAAAAAACTAAGGAAGATTTTTATAAAATTCTTCAACATATTGTTTAAGTTTCCCTAGGTAATCTTCAGGTTTCTTTTTGAACACCTGTGTCGTACCTTGTTCAGTTGTTATTAGTATTACAATCTGTGGTACTTCTTCACCAAAGTGTTCTTTGTACATTTGAGAATAAGCACTACCTTGTATGAAATAGTTTTCAATCCAATCTTCACTTTTCTCTTTTGTAGATGTTTTAAAATCTATAACAGATAATACACCATCATACTCGCCAATACAATCAACACGACCTGCAACTGTATAATCACTTGAATACATCGCGGCTTCTTGTAATCTAATATTATTTATTTTAGTTAATTCAGGCTTCAATACATTAAACATCATTCTAGGTAGAAACTGTTTCTTATATTTTTCTACCTCGTCAACATTCACATTATTAAGATGGTCTTCTACCATATTGTGTACAGCAGTACCTCTTGTTGCAGCCTGATTAGATATATGATTGGCGACATCTTCGCCAACTCTTTTCTTCCATTCTAATATGCCCTGTTTAGATTGGGCGCCTAACACCGTAGTAATTGATGGATAGGATTCGTTTGTCTCTAGGTTAGTATAAAATCTGCCAACATCAGAGGTCTTAGCCTTGAGGGGTGGTAATTCTTTCGTTGGTGGTTTGTGTAAAAACATAATTAATTATATCACAACCTGACCAAAAAGTCAAGCAGTTTTCTTTGGAAAGTAAATATTAAATGATAGACTTACTCTGGTGTCCTGTGTTTGATTTCTCAATACACCATGTTTCATATATCCTGGAAACATAATAAGTTTACCTTTTTGAGGTGGATACTTGACAACCTCTTGGGTATATGATAGAGACTGCTCTGTCTGTATAACAGGGTTCTCAAACCATATATCACCATCTTCATTATTTGTCTTATGATAAAACACACCTGATATATCTGCATGACCATGTGAATGTATA